GAATGTGGATGTGACGAATACGATTGCCACCGTTTCCAGAGAGCGGGGATTTTCCTGTCCCACGATTGACGAGGCGGTCTCGGAATCTTATGTGCGCATGGAGAATCTCCGGCACCCGCTCATAGAGGGTAGTCTCAAGCGGACAGAATATGTGAAACATAGCGTCGATCTCGGATGTGGATCCGCAGCTGCATCCGCGAATGGCTGGCTTGTCTACGGAATGAACGCAAGCGGGAAGTCAAGTCTCATGAAAGCCGTGGGGATCGCGCTCATACTCGCGCAGAGCGGCTGCTATGTGCCGGCCACGAATTTTCGTTTTTTCCCTTTCCGAACACTCTTTACGCGCATTCTGAACACGGATAACCTGTGGGCCGGCCTCTCCTCCTTTGCGGTGGAAATGACGGAGCTGCGCGAAATTCTGCAGAGGGCCGATACGCATAGTCTGGTCCTTGGTGACGAAGTGTGTTCCGGCACGGAGTCCGTGAGCGCCTCTGCGATCGTCGGGGCGTCTCTACAGTGGCTGAAACGGCGGGGGGCGAAATTCATCTTTGCCACGCACCTACACGGCCTCGATTCCATAGTGGGCGAGGACGGGATCGCGATCTGGCATTTGAAGGTGCGCTACGAACCTGCGGAGGATCGGCTAATATATGACCGGACTCTCACTCCGGGGTCGGGGAGTAGCCTGTATGGCCTAGAGGTCGCGAGAGCAATGAATCTGCCGGAGGAGGTGCTCGCTCTTGCGCATACTCTTAGACGGCAGATAACGGGCACGAAGACGGAACTGGACGCTCCTACGAGTGTCTGGAATTCTGTAATACAGCGGCTCGTATGTGAAGTCTGCGGCGATCCCTTTGTGAAGGATCTGGAGGTGCATCATATTCGGCCTAGGCGCGAGGCGACCACGGAGACCTTTCCGGACGGAGACGCCGTAAATCATGTGCGAAATCTGATCACCGTCTGCTCGGCATGTCATGACGCGCATCATGCGGGTATGCTGGAGATCAAGCCTCTCGTACAGACGAGCGAGGGGGCGAAGCGGCTAACTGGCACCTCTGAGGGGTCACGTGAATCTGTTCGTCGCTCGAAATGGAGTGAGGAACAGACACAGCAAATACGGAATTATCTGAGAACATATCCGTCCGTTCCTCCGAAGCGGGCGGTATTCGATCTACAGGAACTCGGAATTACGATCAGTGTCTCGGGATTACGGTCTTTTCGGGCCGAGACCTAGCGGCATGTGCCTACAGTAGTGATGTAGGCATAGATTAAACACTCCTTGCGGAGTATTTAATCCAGCACATCACATTAAACGGGTGCCACCGACGTTGTTGTTAACGGTGTCGGAACCGCTGTTACAGGTGCCATAGCCTGCGGAGGAGACGGCATAGCGATATAGGCAAGTGGGCCAGCAGGGCCAGCAGGGCCCGCAGGACCAGCAGGCCCCGCAGGGCCAGGAGGACCGGCAGGACCCGGCGGCCCCGCCACAACGGTTGCCGGAGAACTAGCCGCCCCGGAAGCCATCTGCTTCTTCAGTTCATTTAGCTCACTGCGAAGCTGCTGGAGCTCGCGGCGAACAGGATTGCCGCCCTGGAAATTCAGTCCGGACAGGTTTAGTACAGAAGACATCTGCTAATAGAAACGTATTCAATCGCCGATTCTGAACGCGCCCAATTAAATTTGAAATAATTTTTCACCAAACGTTCAATAGAAGATCGTCATGATCATACCGATTCGCTGCATGAATTGTGGAAAGCCGATCGCGGACAAGTGGCGGTACTATACGCGTGAACTGAAGAAGCTGAATGGAGAGGATCACGCCGAGAAGCGTGTGTATTTCGACGGAACAAGCATTCCGGTCACGAACGAGAAGAAGTTGATGGATGCAATAGGGGTCACCCGCTCCTGTTGCCGTAAACACTTCCTAACACAGATTGATCTGATCCACAAGATTTAATCCAACAAATGAAAAGGAGAATCATGGACACATATATTCCACCGTTAATAGCAATAGCAGCGGGGATCATTGTTGTCCTCCTATGTTTTTTAATGCGTATCCCCTTCTTTATCGTCGGTCTGCTGTCAATTGCCATGGCAATATACGTGCTACAGGATCATTATTACAGGTATTCGTCGGAGTATAAAAGTGTAATGAGCCCGGCATTTTTCAGGGAGAACGCATCGACATTGATCGTGGTTGTTGTAATCATAATGTCACTCGGATTCCTATTGCTGCGGTTTGGTCCAAAGACGATTACGTCGAATGTGGATGCTCGTGGTAATAAGGTGGGATTCCTGGATAAAATCTCACTCGGCTTTTCTGGTCTATTCAAGGGTTCAGATCCTCGTTCAGATCCTCGTTCAGATCCTCGTTATTCTCTTGGCTATGGCACTGGTTATGATCCAAGATACCGCTAAGTACTTAATTTAAGTACTTAGCTCTGATGGCTAGAACGAAAAGATTAAGTCACTCCAATATGATAAGGCCACTCTGTGGCCTTATCTATGGGGAGTACTTAACTTTAGTACTAGACGTTACCGGAGATAAATGTGATTTCATATTAGGTAAATGGTCCCTATCAAAAGAGGTGGTACACGGCGCCTAAACAATAAGAAGACGGCGATGACGATTCCGGAAATAAAGTCGTCCTTTGACAAGATAGAACAGGCCACATACGATATTTTGCGCGCCGGCGGGACCCTAGAGGAGCAAGTGAAGAAATTCAAGGCCGAGTGGAAGGAAATTTTCCGTCGTCCGGTACGCACAGAATCGGCGGAAGCCTATTTGAAGATAAAGCAGACGTCGAAGAAGCGGCCTCGCAACAATACGACGAGGAAATACAAGGGGAAGGGGGGTGCTAGTCCTCTTTCGGGCGCGCCTCTCGACCATGCTCTCCACCCTCCTCCCGCGAGTGGGACGTTCCTCGATTATAAGGTCGCTGGAATGAACCCCCCCGGTATAGCCATGGATGCCGACTGCGGCGTAAGAGACATTTCTCCGACCGTGCAGGCTGTCACTTCCGCACAGACTGGCGGATCTCTGAGTGATCTTATGTTCCGCACCTTCCAGACTCCTCCTGAACAGGTCGTAGGAGGAAGTATCACACGAATCGCCTCTGATTTTTTGAATGGGCGGCCAAATGAGCCGTCGCCTGCACCGTATAACAGGAGCAGTCTGTATTGAGTAACGGCATCTAGGCTAAGTTAGGTACGCCCTTAGGGTGCAGCTAACTTCGGCATCTGTCGGTAAACCTAAATAAACAGTAGGTAGTCCTATAGTATGGAGGCCAGAATACGTGGAAATGTTGGTCGTGACATGGCCGAAAAGTTGATTCACAGTTACTTCCGAACGTTCGATTACCCCTTTACGCGGCATCATATCGAGAGTTTCGACCAATTTCTAGGCCAGGACGTGCCGGCCATCATACGCTCGGAAAACCCATTCGTTCTCCTGCAGAAGCCGATCGGTTCCACTGGCCTCTACGGATTAAAGGCCGAGATTTTCGTGGGAGGCTTCGATGCGAGCCGAATCTATATTGGAACGCCCTCTCTCAATCTGCGCGACACGGAGGAGATTCGGCTCATGTATCCGAACGAGGCGCGTCTTCGGAATCTGCACTACGCCTCTCAGATTGAGGCCGATATTGTCGTACGCATCACATTCACGAACCCGAATCCGAGTGGCGGCAGTCCACTCGTGGAAGAGGTCGTTTTAGACCCGGCCAAGAACGAGGAATTCGCCTACCTGGCCCGCTTCCCCCTCGTGAAAATGCCGATCATGTTACACAGCCGCTACTGTATTCTACACGGGAAGCCCCAGGCCTTTTTGCGCGAGGCGGGCGAATGCCAGTACGACCAGGGCGGCTATTTCATCGTGGACGGGTCCGAGAAGGTGCTCGTCTCTTCGCAGGAGGCGGCGTTCAATACTCTCACAATCTCTCTGACGAAGAACGACCCCGACAACGAACTAAAGGCGAACATTCGCTGCCTGAACCCGGCGACGAGACAGGTGAAGCAGGTGTCCTTTCTGTGGCCTCGCAGCCAGAACAAGATCCGCGTGAGTATACCGTTCGTGAGATTAGACCTTCCGGTATTCGTCTTGTTCCGGGCCTTCGGGCTACAGACGGACGAAGACATCGTGCGCGCGATCTTGCCGGACCCGGACTCCCCGGAAACGAAGGCTCTTATGCCCCTGCTCCACGAAAGTATCCTGGACGCCTTCCCCTTCTTGGACACGTTCTCGTCGGTCCAGTATATTAAAACGCTGACGAAGGGCTTCAGTGAGGCCCACGTGCTGAATATTCTTTTTAATCAGACCTTCATTCACGTTGAGAATCGGCCCGGTGCGCGCATCGCCTTTTTGGCCGACTGTGTTCGCCAGATTCTCCGCGTCTATGCGCAGATCGACTTGCCGACGGACAAGGACGATATCCGCAATCAGCGCGTTCTGACGAGCGGCGTACTAACGCGCATGCTCTTCCAGGACTCCTACAAGAAATGGAAAAAGGCGATGATTCTGTCCCTGGATCAAGAGTACAAATATAATAGTGGCTCCTATTCCGAGGGCAAAAGCTTTCTTGACCTGTTTCAACAGGGATCGCTCAATCAGCTATTCCAGCTGGGAGTGATGACGGATAATCTACTGAAGGGCTTCAAGGGGAAGTGGGTCGTCGGCGGCGGAAAGGAGAAGGCGGGTGTGATCCAGCCCCTTTCACGGCTATCCTATATGGATTTCATGTCGCACTGTCGTCGCGTCGTCCTGGATTTCGATACGAGTCTCGATATCGCCGGGCCGCACCGTCTTCACACGAGTCAATTCGGCTACTTTTGTACGAGTGAGACGCCCGGCGGAAAGGCCATCGGCATCACGAAGAATCTGTCTATTATGACGGCCATATCTACGGTGACGGAGCCGGCGAAATTCATCGAGTGGCTGTTTAAGCGGGGCGGCGTCATTAGCTGCGACCAGACGACGGCCGGCTCTCTAGCAGTGACCGTTCCCGTCTATGTGAATGGGGGTATCGTCGGCTATACGGTGCGCCCTCAGGTACTAAAGAACGTCCTGAAACTGATGAAGTGGACGGGATGTCTCCCCGCCTTTGCGTCCGTCGGTTTCAGCATTCGTGATCGCCGCGTCTTTGTCTATTTGGACGAGGGACGCCCGATGCGCCCTCTGATTCATCTGGGGCCGAACGGTGTGATTCCGGTGGAGAAGATTCAGCAGGGGGTGGAGTGGAGAAGACTCGTGATGGGCAACTATTCGCCGACGAAGGAGCGGGCGACCTATCAGACGGGGTTCATCGATCCGCTCGCATCGTCGAAGTCCGTGACGCTGGAAGACTATATTGATGAACTGACACCGCATGCGGGGGCGATTGAATATGTGGATCCGTATGAGGCGAATGAGGCCTATGTCGCCATGTACCCGGACTATATCAAACCCGAGACGAGCCACTTGGAAATACACCCGAGTACGATTGTGGGGCTGTTGACCTCCGTGATCCCCTATCCGAATCACAATCAGTCCCCGCGTAACCAGCTGAGTTGTTCCCAGAGTAAGCAGGGACTCTCCGTCTATGCCACGAACTATCCGAACCGGTTTGACAATATGGTACACGTGCTCTCTTACGCGGAGGCGCCCATCGTGCGGACCCTGTATTACGACTATATCGCCGATGGCCAAATGGGCTACGGCCAGAACTTGATCGTGGCGATCGGCTCGTTCACGGGCTACAATCAGGACGACGGGATCATTTTCAATGCGGACTCGTTTCAGCGCGGCATGTTTCGGAACATGACGTTCCGCTCCTACGAGACGTTTGAAGAGGACGATAAGATGACGAAGACGATGACGAGAGTGGCGAATCCGGCCCGTATTGCCGGATGGACGAAGCTGAAGCCGGGCGTGGACTACTCGAAACTCGATGAGCGCGGCATTATTCGTGTGGGGGAGAGAGTGGATGAGACGACGGTTCTTGTTGGCATGTATCTTCAGTCGCCCTCCGGCGACATGCGCGACGCCTCTCTGACGGCGCAAGTATGGACCTCCGGACGCGTGGAGAAGGTGGCTGTGATGATAAACAATATGGGGAGGGCTCTCGTGAAAATCCGTGTGATCCAGGACCGTATTCCGGAACTAGGCGACAAATTCAGTACTCGCCACGGGCAAAAGGGAACGATCGGAATGCTGATTCGGAGTCACGATATGCCGCGAACGGCCGATGGACTCGTGCCCGATATGATCGTGAATCCGCACTGCATGCCGAGTCGTATGACGATGGCGCAGATGTTGGAGTCCAATCTCGGGAAGGCGGCGGCTGTCTTGGGGGCCATCGGAAATGCGACGGCGTTCATGAACGAGGGGAATCCCGCGAAGGATATTGGGGCGGTTCTAAGAGATCAGCTGGGAATGAATCCGATGGGCGACGATATCTTATACGACGGTATGTCGGGGACACAGATTCGGTCCAGTATCTTTATGGGGAATATTTACATCATGCGGTTAAAGCACATGCCGGAGGATAAGTGGAATGCTAGGGCGGAGGGGCGGAAGGAGCAGCGGACACATGCGCCCACGGGAGGTCGTGGAAACCAGGGCGGCCTTCGTATCGGCGAGATGGAACGCGACGCGATTGTGGGACACGGTATCGCCGATTTCGTGCGTGAATCCTATATGAAGCGCGCGGACGGCTATACGACGGTTCTGTGTAATGGTTGTGGAACAATACCGGTATACAATGTGGGGAAGCGCCTATATATATGCCCGTTGTGCGATGGTCCTGTTCGGTTCATTGGAGATGTGGCGGCCAATCTGGAGATCATTCCTCCGAATAAACGGAGTCTGGCCACATTCTCAAATGTAGAAATTCCATATGCAACGAAAGTGTTGGAACAGGAACTCGCATTCTTTTTGAATATGTCAATGCGAATGCTGACGTCCCACGATGTGACCCATTTGCGCGGGGCGCCCTTAGTGGAGCTGACGGCGGATCAACAGAAGGCGGCCCTGGAGGCTCGTCTTCCGGAGCGGGTTGTTCTGGACACCTTTGTTCCGGAGATGATTGAGGCGAAGAATGACTATGAACTGACGCCGGAGGAGGTGGCCGCCCTTGGCCTGTCACACAAGGAGGCGGAAGAGGCCGCCGTGCCACCTCCTCAAGTGAACTCGAAGGTTCTGAATGCCGCCGTGGAGGCGGCCGTGAACGCCTCATTGAAGACGGGGAATACGGCGGGGCGCAAAGTGAGTTCCGAGGTGGTTAGTGCGGCAGTGAATGCGGCCATAGCGGCCAGTAAAGAGTCCGATATAAAGACGTCGCAATCAGAGGTGGTTGCTCCGGCGAACACGACGGAGGTCCAGACACTCTCCTTTTCGGCCCCGGGGCCGTCCATACCTTTACCGAGGCCTACAGAAATGGCTCCGGTCATCTCGGAGCCGTCGGCACTTTCGGAGGGGGATTATGAGAGTCTGTCCCAGGAGAACGAGTCCGGAAACTCGGCGAACTCGGGGAATTCACTAAGCGGATCCAGGGAAAGAGAATCGTCACAGGAATCCTATAATGGTCGCGGTGGAGGACAAGGGTACCAACAGGGTCAAGGATCCGTCAACGTACAGACATCATCACAGCCTGTACTCGTGGTTCCACTGAATATGACGAGTCAGCAGGGAGGCCAGGGACAAGCCCAGTATTTGAATTCCGCAGCGCCAGGTGCGCCTCCCACATTCGCCGTTGACACGAGCACGATAACAAATCCGTCTGCGCCTCGCTCACAATCCAACTCTAGATCGGGATCGCCATCTCGTAATAATGCGCAGAGAGTCTCGGTGACGAAAACGGGCGGCGGCGGCCCGCCGTCACCCACACCTGCCAATACGCGCGTGACGGTTGTCAAACACAGCTGATGGCTGCGCCAATAAAATTGAATATGTCTAAGCCCTCGAGCTTCATCACATGTCGGGCATTCTGATCGTCGGTCACTGCAAGCCCGGTCCCGAGAGTCCCCACAAGCCCCTATACGAACAACGGGAAAACCAGTGTTTTCCTCTAGAGGGTGTGGATTACTTGGACACAATGCAAGTATGTCCGGAGGCAGAGGGACAATTTCGTAAGTGGGCCGAAGTTCCGCACAATTCCAAAGATATTCTGTATCCTTGGAATTGTCCGCTGTATCTGGGTATTTTCAGCAAACGGCCACTGTACGGCGAGTGTAAACAAATGTGGGCGAATTTGCTTGTGGATGGGCATGGGATTTTAAGATCCGGTGGCGTGATTGTTGTTCCGACGACGAAGGATATGATCCCTCTTCCCGCGAAGAGGATTGACATGAAGGGGACTTTCCATATGATAAAAGATTCCGCGAAGGAGCAGATTGAGAACGTGGAACGGATCGTCGCCGAACTCGCACCCGGAAACTGGCGTGTGAAATACGTGGCCGAGTATCCGCTCATTCTCGCCAAACGCTCAAAGCATTCTCCCAGCTATCCATGTCTCGTTATAGAGAGGCTGGAACGCAATTAGGTTCTCCCGGAACTAAATTTGACCTAGACCTTCTATAGAGACTCGCATACGAAGATGGATTTCGAGACACTGGACGTCCTCTACAAAAGTCGCAAAACCCTTCTGAGCATTCTGAAGGGCAAGGGCTACAACACGAAACCCTATGAGAAATTCGGCCCCTTTGAGATTGAGAAGATGGTCTCCAGCGACAAGGAGCGCTCTCTCAACATGGAGCTCACGCGCGAAGTCCCGGAGGAGTCGACGCTCCCGACGAACTGTCTGGTAGAGTACGCGATTCCGAGAGTGAAGAGTCGTCTTGCCGGCTTCGTTCGTAAACTACTCGTGAATGATGAGACGGGCGAGGATCTGATCGATCCGAAGAAGACGGAGATCGTCGTGATCACTCTGGAATCTGTTGGAGACACCTTCCATGTTGTGGCGCTCAATCAGTGGATAAAGAAGAGTATCCGCATAGCATTCTTCGACGCCCATGCACTCACGAGCAATCCGCTCGACCACGTACTCGTGCCGAAGCACGAGATCGTTCCCGAGGACCAGCACGCCGAACTTCTGAAGACGTACAACATGACGAGCAAATCGAACCTCCCGATCATCCGATTTCACGAAGATCCGATTGCCCGTATTCTGGGTCTTACTCCCGGTTCGATTGTGAAGATCACGCGCCCGTCACCTTCTGCGGGTATTTACACCCTGTATCGTGTATGTATGCCATGATCCAGATTATATCTCCGACTATTCTTAGAGAATGGCGACGCTATGTCCAAGTACATCGGATATATTAGCAAATTACACAAGTTTTTATAACTGGCTACAGAGTCCGAGCCGGAGCTCATGTACGAACGTGACGAATTCCGACGTGTACGACGCTCTTAGGGTCGCGCGGGGAAATCCCGGTACGATTATCGCAGAGTTAAACTCGGAAATAAAGGCAAAGAAGGCGGAACTGGAAAACACCCGAGTCCAGGCCGATATTACGAAACGGCGCGCGGAAATGAACGTGCGCCCCGAACTCACGGCGAACTACTATGACGGCTGGTTCCCGCTGTTGAGACCCATGAAGCGCGCATCCGTTACTGCGCTCATTGCTGTCTCCGTCTTCCTGTTGATGATAAGTCTCTTCCTCCTGCTAAGTGTTTTTGGTATTCAATCTGCGTTTGCCTTTACGGTTCCGGAACTCAAAAATAAAAGCAGCAATTTTAAGATATATGCAGTTCTTATTGTGATCATAATAGTCCTCATAGGAATTATAGTACAGAATAGCCGAAAATAAATACAGTTATAATAGGATGACGGTCACAGGATTTCCAATAGATGATCCAGATAAGCCTTGGACAAAGGACAAGGGTTACAAGGATTGGGTGAAAACTATTAAAAGTACAAAAAGGACACGGAGATCTATTAGGGTGGATTTGTGCAGACCGAAGGGTAAACTGTGCAAGGGTGATATCGGAATTCCGCGGAAATTTATGCCGCAATTCACCGTGCGGAATAAGCCGTTCAGCCAAAAGTACATTAATGACTTTCGCCGGTATCTGAAGACAAAATATGGGATCAAGAGTCGCAAAACGACGCGCAGGGCTAAGGAGTTGAACCCGAGTCAGAACGAAATCAGTAGGTCGCGTGTAGAAGGACTCCTTGAGGACAACCTCATTGAAAAGCAGGAAATGCCGATGGTCGTCTCCAAGAACGGCTATATTGTCGACGGACATCATCGGTGGGCCGCGTTCCGTATGAAGGCTCCCAAAAAGGACATGGATGTCGTTGAAATAGACGCCCCGATTCGCGACATTCTCGGGATTTCCATTGAGTGGGGGGCGGAACATTCCAAATTCTAAATGCGTCGATAGACGTAACACGTGCTCGTGGCCGACCAGCTCATCGGAATTACGATGCCGCGATCCAGGCATTCGTATACGGAAGGCGCAAGAGGGAGCTCTTTCAGGCAGACAACGACGGATTTCGGCGTGGAGCCGGCCTCCAGAGCTCTCGCCAAGGAGGCCTGTAGGTCGTCCGTGAAGGATAGATTCGACACGAAGATCCAACAGGCGTGTTTGAAGACGTAGGGCGGGTCCACGAAATTCCCGTGTCGGAGCTGTACTC